GTTGATGGGCTAGAACTTTTAGGTTTAAAACTAGAAGATAGAAGTGAGCCTTGGGAAGGTGCTTGTAATGTATATCACCCACTACTAACTGAAACACTTGTTAAGTTTCAGGCAGAAACAATGACTGAAACATTCCCCGCTGCCGGACCAGTCAAAACTCAAATCATTGGTAAAGAAACGGATGAAAATAAAAAAGCGTCTGCTCGTGTTCAAGAGAACATGAACTTTCAATTGACTGAGAAAATGGTTGAGTATAGACCTGAACATGAAAGAATGTTATGGGGTTTAGGTCTAGCAGGTAATGCGTTTAAAAAAGTTTATTATGACCCAAGTTTAGAACGACAAGTTTCTATGTATATTCCAGCTGAAGACCTCGTAGTGCCATACGGTGCTTCTAGTTTAGAATCTGCAGAACGTGTTACTCATGTGATGCGTAAGACAGAAAATGAATTACGTAAATTACAAGTAGCTGGGTTTTATAAAGATGTTGACTTAGGTGAGCCGACTTATGACTTAGATGAAGTTGAGAAAAAGATTGCAGAAAAAATGGGATTCAGTGCTACATCAGATAGTCGCTGGAAAATTCTTGAGATGCATGTTGACCTTGATTTAGAGGGATATGAAGATGAAGAGGATGGTAAGAAGACAGGTATTGCTTTACCTTATGTTGTAACCATTGAAAAATCTACGTCAACCATTTTATCTATTAGACGTAACTGGAACCCAGATGATGATACTAAACAAAAACGCCAACACTTTGTTCATTATGGTTATGTACCAGGATTTGGTTTTTATCATTTTGGTTTAATCCATCTAATAGGCGCGTTTGCAAAATCAGGCACAATGATATTACGACAATTGGTAGACGCGGGTACATTATCAAATCTCCCTGGTGGGTTTAAAGCACGGGGCTTAAGAATTAAAGGAGATGATACACCAATTTCTCCTGCAGAGTTTAGAGATGTTGATGTTCCATCAGGAACAATCAGAGATAACATCATGACTCTACCATACAAAGAACCCTCTCAAGTTCTTAGTATGTTAATGAATCAGATTATTGAAGAAGGCAGACGCTTTGCTTCAGCAGCTGATTTAAAAGTTTCAGATATGTCTGCCCAAGCTCCAGTAGGTACAACTCTTGCTATCTTAGAGCGTACATTAAAAGTTATGTCTGCAGTACAAAGTCGTATCCATTACGCAATGAAGCAAGAATTTAAATTGCTTAAAACTATCATAAGGGACTACACCCCTGCAGACTATTCATATGAACCTGCTACTGGCTCAAGAGATGCTAAACGTGAAGACTACGATTTAGTAGAAGTCATTCCTGTATCAGACCCCAATGCTGCAACTATGTCGCAGAAAGTTGTGCAGTATCAAGCAGTGATGCAATTAGCAGCACAGAATCCTGGTATCTATGATTTACCAGAACTTAATCGTCAGATGCTAGAAGTGTTAGGCGTTAAAAATATTAATAAATTAATTCCTAATAAAGATGAAGCTAAACCTGTTGACCCAGTATCAGAAAATATGAATATGCTTAACGCTAAACCCGTTAAAGCATTTATTTATCAAGACCACGCGGCACACATTGCAACCCATATGTCATTTAAGAATGACCCAATGATTGCACAGGTTATTGGTCAGGGTCCTAAAGCTGCTCAAATTACTGCGGCATTAGAGGCTCACTTAGCAGAACATTTAGCATTTCAATATCGTTATCAACTTGAACAACAGTTGGGTGCACCTCTACCTAAACCTGATGAAACACTTCCTGAAGACATTGAAGTGGATGTATCAAGGTTGGTTGCAAAAGCAGGCGAACAATTACTTGCTAAGAATCAAGCGGATAGTCAGCAACAACAAATTGCGCAACAGCAACAAGACCCACTTATCCAAATGCAACAGCAAGAACTTGCTATTAAACAACAAGAATCTCAAGTTAAATCTCAAAAAACTATGGCTGACATTGAAATTGATAAAGCCAGACTTGAACTTGAAAAAGCCAGATTGGATGCTGATACTCAAATTAAGCTTAACGAGCTTATGTCTAAAGTTGAACTAGAAGGAGCTAAGATTGAAGCCGATTTAACTAAATCTGAATCTAACGAAAAACTAAAAGCAACTCAAATGATGGTAGATAGAGAAAAAACCCAAATGGAAGATTTAGCTAAAGGAGTTCAGATGGGCATGCAAAATGCGCAGAAGCAGCAAGAAATTAGATTAAAACAAAAACCTACGAAAGGGGAATAAATGAATGTAGAGGAATTCAAAGTTATTAGACAAAAAATTGCAGAAGAACGCTCTATTATTGTTGATGACTTAGCAACCGGCAGAGCCGATACACATGCACACTATATGCACTCTTGTGGTGTCATCAAAGGCTTTGACATAATCGACGGGTTGATTGCAGACCTGCAAAAAAATATAGAAAGGGACGACGATGAGTGAAATCGCAACACTTAAAAAAGATATTGTTACGCTTGATGGCAAACCAATTAGCAGTAAAAAGGAGGAAGCTCCTGCAGAAGAACAAAAACCCACTCAATTACCTGAAGTCAAGGGCTACCGCATTTTATGTGCTGTACCTAGCGTGGATGACAAGTATGAAAGTGGTTTAATTAAAGCAGAAAAAATTCGTAACATAGAAGAACATTCAACAGTTGTTTTATTTGTTATGAAAATGGGAGATATGGCTTATGCAGATAAGGATAGATTCCCAACAGGGCCCTGGTGTAAAGAAGGAGACTTCGTAATCACTAGAGCATATTCTGGAACTCGTATCAAAATACATGGTAAAGAGTTTCGCATTATAAACGATGATACCGTAGAAGCAGTGGTCGATGACCCACGCGGATACGAACGCGCATAAGGAGATTAGAGATGGCAGAAATCATTAACGAGATTCCTGATGAGCTTAAAGATGATGACGAAAGTCAAGAAATTGAGCTTAAGGAAGACAAAGAAGATTATGAAGCGGCGGCGGAAGCTAAAGCAGAAGAATCTAAAAAAGAAGCAAAACCAAAACAAGAGGAACTAGATTTTGAAATTGAAGAGGAAGATGATACTCCTACTCAAGATAGAAATCGAGAACCACTACCTGAGAACATTAAACAAGAGCTAGACGAAGATGACTTATCTGAGTATTCAGATAGAGTTAAACAACGTATGGCTCAACTAAAGAAAGCTTGGCATGATGAAAGGCGTGCTAAGGAAGCATTAGATAGAGAACGTGAAGAAGCAGTACGATATGCTCAAAACATCATCAATGAAAATCAAAAGCTAAAAACATCATTATCTACTGGTGAAGAAGGATATATAAAAACACTCCAAGAGAAACATGAGAGTGATTTAGCTATAGCTAAACGAGATTATCGTGAAGCGTATGATGAAGGCGATAGCGAAAAAATTATTGAAGCTCAAGCTCGGATGAATGAAGCTCAATATAAATTAGCACAAGCTCAAGGTATGAAACCTAAATATACACAAGAAGCTTTACAAAATCAACAAAATAGTGTAAATTCAGAGCAAGCTAGACTATTACAATCTAGAGTACAAAAACCAGATGCTAAAGCTCTTGCTTGGCAAGAGAAAAACCAATGGTTTGGTAAAGATGAAGAAATGACTTCATTGGCTCTTGGATTGCATGAAAAACTTGTCAAAGGTGGAGTAGACCCCGCTTCTGACATATATTACCGTCGTATCGATGAGACGATGCAGAAACGCTTCCCAGAATATTTTGGGGAATCTGAATCGACTGAGGTAAAAACTCAGCGCAAACCCTCAACTGTTGTTGCTCCAGCAACACGGTCAACTGGTCCTAAAAAAATTAGGTTGACTAAGACACAGTTAGCTTTAGCAAAAAAATTCAAGCTAACTCCAGAGCAATATGCACGCGAATTAATTAAAACGGAGAACGCAAATGGTTAAAAGACAAGATAGAGAACTAGAAGTACGTGAAGAAACTGAAGTTCGTAATAGAGAATGGACTCCACCGTCCTTGCTCCCTGAAATTAAAAAACAACCAGGTTGGGCATACAGATGGGTTAGGACTTCTTTGGCTAACGATGCTGATAACCTAAATGTGTCTTCAAAAATGCGTGAAGGCTGGGAACCTGTGAAACATTCAGAACACCCAGAAGTAAATTTACCGGCAGACCCTGATTCAAGATTTAAAGATTGTATTGAAATTGGCGGTTTGCTACTTTGTAAAATGCCTCAAGAAATGGTAGACCAAAGAAATGAGTATTATAGGCAAAAAGCTGAAGCTCAAGAAAAAGCTGTTGATAACAACTTAATGAGACAGAATGACCCTAGAATGCCACTATTTCAAGATAAAAAATCTACTACTTCTTTTGGAAAAGGTTAAAAATATTCTTTAAGGAGATTATATTATGGCGGCTTACGGATTAAAACCTGTACAGCGTGTTGATGGTATGCCCTATGCGGGCGCAACCAGGCTATATAAAATCGACCCTGCTGGTGAAGCAACTAACTTGTTCTATGGACAGGTTGTTAACATCGGCGC